CTTATAAGGATTCAATGTTATACAGAGCGTGAGATTCAGAAAGAGTAATCTCAAGACCAGCTTCGGTCAAGATCATATCTTTTCTTAAATCTTCATCATCTGATTGAACATTTGATATTACATGAGTATCACGATTTAACCCATTACCAACAAGTGGTCTGTAAGCAACTTGACTCATATCAGCCATTAGCATAAACCCAGATGCGATACCACGAAATAGTGGTTCTTTAACTAGGTTTAAACGACCATGTATAGTATCAATAACCATAATGGAATGACCAAATGCACCTTGTCTTGAATCGAAATTCATACGATAAGGCATATTAGCCGTTGAGCCGATAGAAGTATCAATAAATGCTCCATCACCTAACTTGTTGAAAAAAGTAATTACAGGTAAACTACAAAGAACTAGCTTATCTGAAGATCCACCACGAGCTGGATCAAAAATTACTTCTAGGTCTGAAAGTAATCTATCGTAAGTGAACTCAGACTGAGCCGCTGTACGATAGTAAGAACTACCAGAAGAATACGAAAAAGCCGCATCTGAAGCAGATGGGTTTACGTTCTTCACAATATGTCCTACAATACCTTCAGTGTATTGAATGCCACCTACACGAGCTTTTTGCCCGAATAGCATTGCTCTCTCAATATCAACCTTATGCTCACGAAGTTTATCTGCCCAGATACGAGACCATTCGTCTGCGTACCCACGATAACGAGTAGCTATTGCTGTATTAGTCATCTCACAAGCAGTCTTAAAGATCTGGGTATACCCATAACTATCTTCAAGTTCGCTTGACCATACATCAGGAGCTCCAGAACCTTCTTCAAATGAAGTACCAATTACTTGGCAGCTGTCATTATCAGCAAGAACATTATACCCACTAACATTAGAGTTAGAAACATCAATGATCTTACCAGTGAAAGAAGAGCTAGAACCGAGGTCAGAGACAGCTGAGTCAACACGAGCAATCGTGTGACCAATACCAGCTGCACTGTCAACTGTACTTACAACAAATACCATACCTTTGATTAACCAATCAACTGAAGCACCACCGGAAGTATCAACTGTGAATGTATAAGATGAGCCTGCTGATACAGCAGATCCACTATTTACAGCCGCAGCTAATAAAAATCCTCGGTCAGTCCAGTTTATTTTATTCCTATTCTCTAAGTAACGGAATACTGGGTCATCGGTAGGAGCTTTCGCAACCTTATTCAGATAGACGAAAAACGGAGATTCCTCAGGAGCTAGTTCAGCTACTCGGTCTCCGAAATTATATAATCGTCTGCGATCTGGGGCGGTTCCTACGCCAGCAGAGGTTGTTGAGGCTGTTACATCACTGGACTTTAATGTTCCAGAATTATATGAAATTGCCATTTTATTTTCCTCTTACTATTTGTTATTATTATGGAAGTGTAGATCCACTACCCGTACTCATAATCGTATCCCAAACCTTATCTTGGTCTGTTTTAGGACTCTGATGAGCCTGTCCTTGTAGGACTCCGGCTGTACGAGGAGCTTGTTTCGCTGCACTTACCGCTTCTACTGTGTCGTTATTGGCAACAGAATTGCCATTGACATCTCGCCATAGCTTTACCAAGTTACTTAAACCAACCTTTTCTGTGGGCTGCGTTGAGAACTCCATGAACTCTTTTATATCGTTGTCTGACATTTTATAAGTATCACGAAGCGTTCCCATCGTATTGTTTAAATACATATCGGCTTGCATTTGGCGTTGTTGTTCAGCCATCGCATTCTGGATCATTTCACCAGCCATTTGCTGCATCTGAGTAGACACATACTGATTGGATTGTGATCCGGGTTTTGTGAAGGCTTCCCAAGGGTTGAAGTCATCTTCACTCAGTCCGGGTTGTGATTCTGGTGCACTCTGTTGATTGGCAATACCGTCTTGCAATTTCTGTACCAGATCTGGTCTCGTTTCCAATAGTTGAGCTAGTGGCTCTAGTCGTGACAGTTTTTGATTTTCGGACTGTGCCCGATCATACATTGACTGAAACTTCTTTGCCTCAGACTCATAGTCTATTGAAATAGTTTCCTCTGGTGCAGGATCAACAAACCCCTGTTCCTGTTGAATAGGTTCAACAGTACCTGCGGGTTCTTGATTAACGATATCCTCAACGAATGCTGTTTCACTGTCCATCGGTTGAGTACCGACATTAGCCTCTGCTTGTTCTAATGTGCTCATATTATCTCCTTATTTTAAGATGTCTCTAATCCTGCGGAGTTGAACTAACTTCGTTAGAACCTCTTTCAAGATCCCTAGCTAATTTCTCCACTTCGAGCTTCACCTCGTTTTCGAGTTTATTACGCTGAACTCTACGATCAGCTTTGGCATCTGAAGAAACCTCAGATAGTCTGGACTTGAATTTCTCCACTTCCACTTTCTTACGGTCACTAACAGATTCCCTCTGGGCTGTTTGCAAGTCACCCTGCAAAGTCTTTAATTGCTCTTCAAGAGCTTGAATTTGTTGCATCATTTGCTGCTTTTCATCTGTTCGCATCAAGATGCCTTCTTTATCAAATATTTCCGGGTTCTTCTTTAATACCTCAAACTTATCCACAATCCCCATTTGGTAAGCTTCTAAATATACATTTAACTCTGCCCACTTATTGGAAGGCATAGTGGAACCCGGTTCAATCCGAATATCGTGTTGATCTAAAAAATGTCTATCTTTTTTCATATCTAATACAGCACCGCTAATGTCTGTATAATAATTTGCCATAACTTCTGTTATATTATTATTCGGTTGTGCTAGTCTAAAAATCTTTTGGAAAGTATAATGACCTTTGGAAAGATTATAAATAATTTTACCGAGTCTATTCATACTAAACTCAATATCTCTTAATTTAGATTTAGGTCTTTCTGTACCCAACGCTATCATTCTTTCTGTACCTTTGACAGTCTCTGGTGCTTTTTCAGCAAACCCATGCATCATTTCTGGCAGACCAAAGATAAAATCTATATAAAATTCTGATTGCTGTATTAATTTGTAAAATTCACCAGCAAGTGGTTGAGGTGCTGGATAATGAGGTTCCCCTTGAGAAGAATCTACTTCTATTACAGCGTTTGGATTTGCCCAATCTTTTTCAAGTTGCCCTACATCATCCACACTACCAAGAGGAACTAATAGTTTTAGTCCCGCTGAAGCTTGGGCATGAGAGAGTGCCAATGACCACAGCTTATTTAAAAGTCGCTGCATTGGTCTAGCACGGGAGACATCGCTCTTGGGATATGGAGTGCCTGTCCAAACATTTGGCAACGGGACTATTGGATATTCATCTGTATTTAAAATAGATTCATATAAAACTATTTCTCCAAGAGTAGCACAAACCTTCACCCTGTTTTGCAATACCTCAACTACTTGAAAAGCTCCACTTTCTAATACTTCTGCATTTTGCTCCGCAAATTCCATATACTCATCAGGAGACAAAATAGATTCTTCTTGACTTTGAATATCAATCAAGCGATAAAATGGAACTTTGACTTTATAAAACCTTTCTAATATCTGATACTTTTTAACTTCAAAATAATCTTTATCCTTTACATCAGATGGAGTAAAAGCAGTAATAGAATTTTTGTTTTGAGAAGCAGGGTAATCTTCATCGTCATAACTAAATCCAGATATATCATTAATAATACCCGGTATTACTTCTCCAGTTTCTGGATCTGTTTGATCTCCTAATTCAGGGTAGAGGTTCAGCACTTGTTCACCGGTTAGTATAGTAGACAAGATAATTCCGTCAGAATCGCTAAACCAGCGATCACGGGATGAAGGCGAAGTATAGACCCTGAATGGGTCAATATAAGTGAACTTTACATCCCCTCTACCGAAGTCTGATTGTCCATCAATATAAGCATATAGATAGCCAATACCTGTCGTTGCATAATCATGTATTGCTTGTTTTATCTGGGAATCACCATCAGATATCTGCCAGATATAACCAATGATCGTTCTCCATAATGTAGCTACCTGAACATCTGAATCCTCTCTAGGAGTGATTGTAAATGCTGGTGCTCTTGATGTTAATACTGCTTTAAATTTTTCAATAGCAGATGATATCCTGTCCATCGGTATATCTGCCTGATTTCTCTGGGAAAGCTCATCGGACTCTTCTGCACTAAAATGATTACCAAGGTAGAAATCAATATCTTTACGAGACTCCGTATCCCAGTCAGAACGAGCGTCTCTCCATTGGCGATGTAGTTCTTCATTATATAGTGCTCTTGGGTCTTTGTCTATTTTTGACATTGTAATATACCTATATCCACCCTCTATCTTCGCCCTCTTTCATAAACCCTCTACCGCTAGGTAAATCATTAAATAAATACCCACCACCTTCTGGTCTTCTCTCTATTGATTCTCCTTCCTTACCTAATGAGCGTATTAAAGAATCTAATTTAATAGCCTCTAAGGATTGACGAGCACTATCAAGCTTTGCTTGTTCTGCTGCTTGTTGTAAACTATCTCTACTCGCTCTTAAAGACTCCATATAAGCACCGGGCTCTCCCCAACTACCACTAGCCGCTGCACCCGGCTGTCTTTGGTCAAAAGGTACAAATCCATTACCACCCTGTTGCGGTTGCTGCATCATTTGTTGCTGCTGTAAAAATTGCTCCATCATAGCATCATCTTGAACTGCACCACCATCTTGATAGCCTATCATACCACCATTTTGTTTATTAAAAAAACTAGAAGTATCTAAAATATTAAATAGAATATCATCTCTGTCTCGTTGAGCTTTTCGTAAATCATCCATAGGTTGGTTTTCTTTTTGTAATTCTATATCGTAACCTTTTTTAGCTAAAAAATTTAAATTTGCAAGATCAGCTGCCCCTTTTTGCTTTACCCTTGAGGGTGCTGGAAGTGCTTTTGTTAATTTTCTCAGCAACATTTCATCTCTAGCATTTCCCTGTCCAGACTCTACATAATCTTTAAAAGCGATTTGTTCCTTAAATGGCATTATATCACGCATCTCCGATCCACCATGAATCAATCTGTCAACCAAAGCATCTGATTTATGATATAATGGATCATTTAGCATAGGATGACCTTCTAGCATTGCGTATCTCATATAAGGATTAATGCCTAAGTTAGGATTGTTTCTTCTTATTTCAGGTTCAGCAAAAGCTTGTCCACCGTCTTGGTATTTTTTTGGTTTCATATATCCACCACCAGCATAACCAACCATATCACCACCTTCGTAATTAGGGGTTGTAAGACCACCACCCATCATAGGCTTAGCATTTGCAAGGGTAGCCATTGATAATAACTTATCTATGTTATCGTGACCACCTTCATCTGGTAGGTTGTTTAATTTTCTTAGTAGTGGTACTCCAAGAATATCTACTGCACTTTTTTTAATTACAAATTCACCCGGAGTTAATTTGGCGGTTACTGTATCTGTGTTTGGCATTATTAGTCCCTTATCTCAAAATGTGGAAAGTCATCGAAGCGGTTGTCCATGACGTGAAAATCCATATCCCAGTCTCCTCCCCACCTCAGCTTATAACCCATAGAGCGAGCCATACCAATAACGAACCCTGCGAATAAAGTTTGACGCTCTCTGTCATCCCAATTAACAGGGTAGGGAGTAACATCGCAGGCTTTAGAAGGGTTAGAGTTATGACGACCGTTAGGGTAACGTACTTTAGTCCTGCCTTCATCATACAGTTTGTTTTGCCTTTCTTTGCTCCTATGTCCTTCTAGGATGGAACAATCTACATACTTGATTACTTCATTGAAAATTTCTTGCAAGCGAGGATCGCAGGTTGCAAGTCTACTTTTAGATCTTTTTGAAAACTTTGGCATATGGATTTATAATTTAGTATAGATTACGAAAAAATAAAATACAAAACAATAATGATTATGCTCTTGATCCGGTCATCCAGTTATAAACTTTTTTAACTCCGAACTTACGGTCATCTAATTTATCATTATGTAAGTTCTCTAGTTTTGTTTTTGTACTCTTTGGAGCCTTAGCAAAGTAATCTGCATAGTAGAGCCCATCCATTAAATCATCATGTCTTGGCTTTGGATGTTCAAATAGTTCATCTACTAATTCTGTCATATGCCTTTGAATGTAAAGTTTCTTTGAATTGACAATCGCACCAAGTGCTGTTTCTAGCCTATCTTCTTTTTTTACCCTAGCTGGAGGTTTTACCCCTTTGAAGATACCGGGCATTAATCTTTTTTCTTTCGTAGAAAGCCTTGTGACCATATCTCTAACCATCTCTTGGGCAGCAACCGTTTCAATCGTGACCCTACGAACCGGGGAAAATCGCTTTTCCTTCTCTTA